GATAAAATTATTCTCCAGTATAACGGAATTAATACTCCTACCCCGCAACAAGCCCCGCAAGGTGATGCAGAAGTAATTAAGTTGTTTGAGGATTGAGTCTAAGTTAAAATACCCTTAGGGCTCTTAAACAGACCCTAAGGGTATTTTTTTGTCTTGATTTATAGAGTAAATCATCCATAATATATATATATATGGATAAAGATGTAAAAAGTGCATTAGATAGTATTGATGAAGTAAATCCTTTCGCTACTTATCTCTCAGATAGCACACTGAGCCGTGTTGATAGTTGGATTGATACAGGAAGCTATGTACTTAATGCTATTATTTCAGGTTCTGTATATGGTGGAATCCCAAAAGGTCGTGTAGTTATGTTAGCAGGTGAATCAATGACAGGTAAATCATTGTTTGTACAAAAAATTCTTGCCAATGCTCAAAAAGAAGGCCTTATTCCTGTTATTTTTGATACGGAAAACGCTATTGATGCAGAAGGAGCCACTCGTATTGGTTTAGATGTGTCTAAAGTTAAATATGTACCCTGTGTAAGTATTGAACAAACTCGAAATGCACTTTATAAGTTTTTAACATCAGTTCAAGAAAAGAAACTACAAGGTAGATTTATTGTAGCTATCGATTCACTTGGTAATCTTCAATCAGAACTCGAACATTCACGAATGGGTAAAGAAAGTACAAGTTCAGATATGGGTTCGAAAGCTCGTGCAATGAAAACTCTACTTCAAACGTGTACTAACCTCGGTTCTATTACACAAACTACAATTTTACTTACTAATCATGTTTATGATGATCCAACAGCAATGTTTCCATCAATCGAAAAGAATATGCCTGGTGGTAAAGCATGTGTATACCTTCCATCTGTTACAGTTCAACTAGCTCGTAAGCCTGTTAAAGATGATGGTGGTAAGACTACAGATACTACACTCGCTGTCGGTCAGAAAAACTACTCCGGTATTATTATTAGAGCTCTTACTCGTAAAAATCGCTTTATTAAACAGTATCTTGAAGGTGAAATGTTCTTATCATTCTCAACTGGACTTGATCGTTACTACGGTCTACTTGATCTTGCAGTTGGTCATGGTATTGTTATTCAAGGTGGAGCTACTTATACACTTGAAGATGGAACTAAGCTAGGGTATTATCGTAACTGGCGTAAAGATACTAAGCTTTGGGAAGAAACTATTATTCCAAAGCTTGAGTTGAAGATTAAAAAGGAGTGGTCATACTCTAATGACGAATCAGAAGCACCAGAAGAAGTTATTGAAACAGTAGAACATGAGTAAAAAACTAGTATTAGCATTTAGCGGTGGAGCAGATAGTACAGTATTACTATACATGGCTGCAGCACAAGGTTATAAAGAAATTCATACTGTAACATTTGATTATGGTCAAAGACATAGTAGAGAATTAAATTGTAGGGGTGTGCAGTATCAACTTATAAGAGAAAGATACCCATATATTACTGTTACTAATAAGATTTTAGATGTTAGATATCTTAAAGATATTTCACCTACATCATCTCTTACTAATGACGATATCGATAATCCGGATATTAATAAAATTGCAGGTGATGCTCAACCCGTATCATATGTACCGTTTAGAAATCAGATGTTTATTACAATTTGCTGTGCTTATGCAGAGAGTTTAAAAGCAGATGAAGTGTGGTATGGTGCAGCTCAAGTAGACTCTCTTGCAGGTTATTGGGATTCATCGGACTGCTTCGTTGAAAATTTCAATAATCTAACTGCTTTAAATAGAACTCATAGAATAACTGTTAAAGCACCTCTTTTAGTAATGTCGAAGGCTGATATAATAAGACAAGGTATTGAACTAGGCGTAAATTTTGAAGATACGTGGACATGTTATAGTAACCGTGAAGATGGGCTCGCAGACGCCACAACACCATCAAGTAGTTTAAGATTGCAAGGCTTTATTGCGTGTGGTTATCAAGACCCGATTCAATATATTCAACAAGAAAAAATTAATATTATATATAACGAAAAAAATTGTATTAAAATTAATTAAATTCTACCCAACCGTCCCATAAATAATATTATGGTAGGATTTATTTATATTACTGAAAATATTATTAATAATAAAAAATATATCGGTAGAAAAAAATATAGAAAAGGTTGGGAAAAATATCTAGGTAGTAGTAAACTCTTAAAGGAAGATATTGTTAGGTACGGGTTATCTTCCTTTAAGAGAACTATATTACAAGAATGTAATACTTTTGACGAGCTAGTTAAAGCTGAAATAAAATGGCAAGAAATATATAAAGTAAAAGAAGATCCTAACTTTTATAATTTAACATATGCTACAGAAGGATTTGATACATCAGGGTCACATTTTACCTATGACACACAACGTAAAAATTTAATATGGTCAGAGGAGCGTAGAAAAAAAGCTAGTGATAAATGGAAAGAAAAAAATAATAACCCTAATAATCTAGAACACGTTAGACGAGCAAGATCAGAAAGACTAAAACAAAATACTATTTTTAAAGATCCTGAATTTCAACAAGCTGTAAGTGATAGGCAGTCAAAACCATATAAATTAGAATATAATGGTGAAATATATGTCTTTAAAAATACACGAGAAGCAGTTAAGGTATTTGGTAATGCTGGTCAATCAGTTAAAGCAATAGGTATAAAGAAGCATAATCCATTTAAAGGCTTAAAATTTCTCGGTTATGTAAGTACACTCCCTTAGGAGATAGTTAGTATATTAATGAGAGCCTTAACGCTCTCGTTGTTGAATAGTTATTTTAATACCTTTTATACAATGTTTAAATATTACTAGATACAAAGATTCCATCAAGTACCTTCAACAGGAAAAAATTGATAAAATTTATGAATCTAAAAACTGCACTTACATTCCGTAACTTCTAATTTCAGCTAATTGCTTATCAGTTTTTGGTTTAAATTTATCTTTAAAGCTTACTGATTCAACAATAGGCTTTGGAGATGAATAAACCTTTTGTTCTGACATGTAAGAAATTATGCTAAAGTTATCAACAGATTCGCCAAGAGTTTCTTTATCGGCGGGTTGATTTCTTTTATATATAATTCTAGGTTTTTTACCTGTTGCATCTGCTATAGAATTAGCAAGTATATCAGCAAGAGATTCAATACTTTCTTCTTCATCTTCTCTATAATCTTCTGCTTCTTCCTCACTTTGTAATGATGTACTTTTTGCAGATGAATTTTGCTGTGTAGTAATTGCTTTTAAAGCAGCTGATAAATGTAGAGCTATTTCCCCATACTCTTCTATTTTAAATATTCTTGCAATAAACGCCTTAAGTTGATCTACCGTAGTAATATGCTTTTCAACATATTGTCTTACATTATTAATAGCTTTTAGTATTTTAGAATTATCATATTTATCTCTATCAGATTCTAATACTTCATCTGTAAATAAATCTAATACATGTTCTACAGCAACTTGTATTTGACCTGATCCTGCTAATTCTAAACCTTCTGCTAACCCAGAATCAATAACATCAAGAGCACTAGCTACATCATGACTACCAGCTTTCATTGCAGCTTTTTTAGCCCCTTTTAATTCTGCTTCTAATTTGTTAGCTTCATAACGTTGACGTGCGTCATCCGTTCTATTACCTGTCGTAAAGCTAATTTTATTTTCTAAATGATCTTTAATATAGCTCTGAATATCTTCTTTACGATTCTTAATTTGTCTAGCTATTCCGTTTACTTCAAAGTATTCAACCATTCTACTTACAGAAGGATCATTTTTAAATAAACGAATAACACTATCATCAATAATATCCAAATCATAAAGAATAGTTAACATTGCTAAACGACCTTCACGGGTACCCGAAGAAGCTCCTGTCGATGCTGCTAAACTTCTTGCCTGCTTTTGAAACCCAGGTAATATTCTTTCCATCGGTGAAGGCGCTGCTTCATTTAAGTATGTTAATCTTGAAAGTAGATTTGCAAAGTAACTCATATAATATATTTATATAAGATGTAATTAAATTGGGAAAATTTTAACGAAATGTCTTTTACGGGTATATGTAAGCTACCCGGTATAGGTAAAAAGGTAGCAGAACGTATTGTAGCGATGCAACCTTTCCGATCAAATAATGATCTTTTTAAAATAAAAGGTCTCGGCTCTAATACATTAAAAAATTTAGGTATCGAAAAGGAAAAAAAAGAACGTAAATCATGGTATCTAATGCCTGATGGTATTGAATATCCTAATTACGCCTTAGCTCGCAATAATTTAACAGGACAAATTGATTTCTTCTGGAGAATGCCAAGAGAGAGACGAGAATATCTATAACAATATGTGCGCAATCATAGGATCTAATAATGTATCAAAATTTGAAGTATTATATGAAGGTAATTTACCTCGCGGTAATTTTGCTTCTGGAGTTATCTGTCTGTATAATGATAGCGAGCAGCAAGTTATTAAAAAACAAGGCACGCTTGATTTTAATCAAGTAGAGCTAGATAGTCGCTGCGATTACTATATTGGTCATGTACAGGCTCCTACTTCTGCAGCTCGTAAATGGGAATATGATACATCACATCCCTTTGAATCCCTCTCGTGGTCCGTTGTACATAATGGTGTATTAACAAATCATAAACAATTAAAAGAAAAATATACACCTTGGGATGTAAACGAAGTTGATACTTCCGTCATTCCTAATTTATTCCAGCACTTTATGGAGGAGTGTAACGAGGAGTGCCCTGCTCCTAAAATTATTAAGCAAGCCCTTAAAGAGCTTGAAGGTACTTTTGCTTTATGTATAGTAGATACAGACTCTAATGATGTATATATAGCAAGACAAGGCTCTGTACTACACTATAATAATAGCGGCGATGTATCGACACTCGGTGGTGATGGTTTTAAGATGTTACCTGAAGGTGTTATTATGATGCTACAGTCTAATCATAGTAAGTGGGAAATTGCTGATACATTCGAAACTAACTCTCCATTTTTATTTTTATGAAAAACACATTTTACTTTACAGCAACAAAAGGCAAAAAGCAAGATACACTTTTATATAGTGATCGCTCTATGCGTAAGAAATTTTTCTTTAAAGAAAATAATACACAACCTTTACCAGTTGTTTATAACAAAGCTATTGACTTTGCAATACAAGAAGAAGTAGATTATTTAATACTTTGTCATGATGATATTATTATTGAATCTGACCTAGCTTATAAATTACCTACACTATTTAAACAGTTTGACTTAATTGGTGTAGCAGGTACAACAGAGTGTAAGTTAGAAGAGCCAGCATTGTGGCATTTAATGGGTGGTGGTTTCGGTGGAGGAAAGCTTCATGGTGCTGTAGCACATGGTAACGAAAAACAAAAATCAATGACTGCTTTTGGTCCTTACCCTCAACGAGTTGTTTTAATTGATGGTGTGTTTATGGCAATGAGTCGTAAAGTATTTGAAAAAGTTAGATTTGATGAATCAAATCCAGCAGGGTTTCATCATTACGATTTAGATTTTTCGTTATCCTGTCATAAGGAAAAATTAAAGGTAGGTGTATCAGATGTTATGATTACTCATAATTCACCTGGACTTAGAGAATTTACACCAGAATTCAATGAAGGCCAAAAATGGTTCTTAAACAAGTGGCAAGGCAAACTGTGATTGAACTTAAAAGGAACTATCTTAGTATAATATTGTGAGTAACCTTGACCTTGATTATTTTGAGAAAATTTTATGTTATCGATCTCTTTGCGACTCTACTTATTTAGCGTCTATTGTTGATTATATTAAACCTAATTACTTTAAGTCTAAAAATATTGCAAAAATATTTGAGATTATTAATGAGTTTTATACTAAACGTGAAAAGTTACCAACTCTCACTGAGGTTAAATCATACCTAACTACTGATGAACATAAAGAATCATTTAAACAGCTTGTAGAGTCATTTAAAGATATTGATAAAAATATCGATAAAGATGAATTGTATGATAATACGGAGAGATTTATTAAAGAAAAGTCCGTTTATCATACAATGCTTGAAGTAGCTAGTGATATTTCAAAGGGGACTGTTGATACCTCAGAGATCCTTAATAAATTTGAAACATCGTGCAATATTAATCTCGTAACTGATAAGGGTTTTGATTTATATAAGGATATTGATGTTCTTGTTGAGGATTTGCTAAGTGTACAAAAATCTAAACCTAGTCAATGGGAATGGTTAGATGATGCTCTTAATGGTGGGTTTCTTGAAAATGGTAGAGCATTATATGTCTTTGCTGGTGAGACTAATATCGGTAAGTCTATCTTTTTAGGTAATATTGCTACTAATATCGCTAATCAAGGTAAGAATATATTACTTATTACTCTTGAAATGTCGGAGTTATTGTACGCGAGACGTATATGTACAAATGTAACTAAGATTCCTCTTAAAGAGCTTAATATTAATACCCCTTCATTACGACAAGCATTAAAAGAAGAAGAAGCTGCAGGTAAGGGACGTATCTTTATTAAGGAGTTTCCTCCTAGTACTATTACTCCTAACCAGCTTAAAGCATTTGTTAAGAAGATTGTCGATCAAGGTATTAAGATTGATGCTATTGTACTAGACTATCTTAACTTACTACATTCTACTGTTGGTACTAACTCATACGAGCGTATTAAAAACGTAACAGAGCAGGTTCGCGCTATGACATATGTGTTTAACTGTCCTGTTATATCCGCAACACAGTTAAATCGATCTGGCTTTAGTGCTGCTAATCCTGACTTAGCTACTATTTCTGAATCTGTAGGTCTAGCTGCTACAGCTGATGTTATTGTATCGATCTATCAGAATGAGGAAGATAGAGAGTTAGGTATTATTAGACTAGGTATGATGAAGAATCGTTACGGTCCGAGAGGTCATACCCAAGCTATGAGAATTGATTATTCTACTCTAACTATTACACAAGCAGAAGAAAGCGCAAATGAAACGTCAGATAGTTCATATAGCATGCTACAATCGTTCGGAAGTTGATTAAATAGAATAATTTATAAATACAAATAGTGAAACCAGCTATTTGTATTAACGAAAACGTTAAAGCTTACCGACAGGGTAAGAGAGATTTTAGCGTAAATGAGTTAAATGATATTAAATTATATCTTTTAAAGTATAAAGATCAATTAGCTAATACACAATTTTTTGAAGGTACAATAAAAGACTTTAAAGTTGTAAGTTGTTTTGCTGAAGAATATCATGATGAATTATTTTCCTATATTTTAAATAGTAGTGCTATTGCTATTATTATAAATATACAAACAAAAAGCGTGCTGTTTAAGAAAAATGAAAAAGTATGTGATATTGATTTACCTAAGTTAGCTAGTTTACTATGTGATAGTGTTGGGCAAGACAAAAATATAGCTGTTGGTAAATTTACTGCCAAATTTTTAAACTTTACCAAAACATTAAAGCCATGCATTTAACTCCTATTGTAAATCCTTCTCAGAGTATTATAGATAGAGAAAGTGAGCATATTCTTTTATCTTTTTGTTCATTTTGCACTTTATTAAAGGGTAAAAAACTAAGCTTTCAAAACGTGTTTATACTAGCACTACAAGATGAAAAATTAAGAGTTATATTAAAAGACCTTTTAGGAGTTGATTCTAATTATGAAATCGTTAAACTGTTTTTGGAGTATGATCCTACGATCACCAAAAGTAAGTATATAACGAAGTATTTGAATAATAAAAATAGACTATGTCTCTAACAGAATTAGAAAAATCGATTTATAACTCATACCTGATTGCGAGCAGGGCTGCAAAAAATAAACCTTTTAAAATTAGGCAAGATTTTAAAAAAATAGATGATAAGACATATATTATTCTTAAAAAGCTTGCGCTTCTATTTGAGCATAATAGATCTGTAAATATACAGGACTTTTTTAAAGCGCCATTTGCGTATTACGATGTTGATTATGTGGATTTGCAATTTTATGCAATGCCTAAAGCAATTAAGTGTTATACAAATTTTAAGAAAAAGCAGAGGTATATTTCACCTGATAGTGAGGAAAATATCACAATATGTAAGCAATGTTGTACATTTATTATGCGGTACTGCATTGAAAATAACCTTACACTAAACGAATACAAAAGTATAAATAGTGGTACAACACCTTTGGTGTTACAGCATCTCCGTGACCATAGCATAAATTTTTATGTTATACACGGACTTGAATGTGATAGAATTATAAGACAAGTTGAACCAGATCTCTTAGAATTTTTTATTACCGACTTTAACCAAATACTAAACGATACACGGATTAATTTCCAACGTTCAGTAAAATTAAAGGTAATAGTAAGAGAATCTTTTCGACGAATTGAAGAATATCTGTTGAAAAATAAAAAAAGTGAGATACAATAAAATATAACCAAAAATAAACTAAACTAAAAATAAAATTATGAGTTCATTCAATACATCAATGTTTCAGTCCATTAAGGACGCCCTAGTCAAAAATGAAGGTGAAGGTAGCAGCGCTACTTACAACGAAATTATGAAGACGTCGCCAGGTAATACCTATACTATTAGGTTGTTGCCTTTCGCTAAAGATCCGAAGAATACATTTTTCCATTATTACAATCATGGTTGGCCGTCATTTGCGACTGGTCAATATGTACAAACGCTCTCACCTATGACGTTTGGTGAGCGTGATCCTATCGCTGAAGAACGCTTTAAGATTCTCCGTACAGGTACTGAAGATGATAAGGAAAAGGTTAAAGCAATTAAACGTATCGAGAAGTATCTTGTTAACGTTTATGTTGTTGACGATTCGCAAAATCCAGATAATAACGGTAAGGTTAAAATCCTTCGTTACGGTAAACAGCTTCATAAGATTATTATGGAAGCTATTGAAGGTGAAGATTCAGAAGAGTTTGGTCCACGTATTTTCGATCTTGGATCTACAGGAGTTAACTTCAAGGTTAAGTGTGAGAATCAAGGAGAGTTTCCAACTTACGTCTCGTCGAGATTTACTTCTGCAGGTAAGCTAGCTCTTAGTGAAGATGAGCAAAAGAAGATTTACGATAGTACGTTTGATCTTACCAAGGTCTTTACTCTTAAATCTTATGATGAACTTAAGCAAATGCTTGATGAGCATTACTACTGTAAATCAGCAGATGAAGTAGCTGCACCTGAAGTTCAGTCTTATGCTAAGACTACACCTATTAAAGAAGAAGCTTCACCGTTTAAAGCATCACCATCTCAATATCAAGATAATTCTATTGACGATGAAATCGATGAACTCCTTAAGGACCTGTAATATATGACAGAATCAGAACGACAAGCATTTCTTATGTTTGCAGGTACAATGCATGGTCACGCAAAAGCGACCGATCAAATGATTGTTGGTCAGTCAGTTAACTTAAGACCAATGAGTACTGATATTCAGAATACATTTGCGCAAGTATTGCAAACACCTCCACAGCAAAATCCATATATTCAACAGGAACAATCTGATGATTATAATCCGTACGCACAACGAGAACAAGCAGAACCTATTGTATATCAACAACCACCACCAGATAACTTTGTTGGAGTTGAACAAGCAATTCAGGAGTTAGCTGAGATTCAACCAGTACAAACACTTAAAGCTCAACCTACAGTAGCAGTTAATACTGATATTGTTGATGTTCTTAAGGAAATTAACTTGAATTTAGCTAAGATAGCGACTACACTTGAAAAATATGGCAGAGAAAAGAGAGCTAAAGTTACAAAATCGGCCTGAATTTGTAAAGTTTCTAGATGCGATATCGAAAATCAACGAGTCAGCGATAGTAAACGTACAGGAAACACCTGGCTTACTATCCTGTCTCGTCTCTTCCGCAGATAATACTCTTATTTTATCTGCGGAGTTAAATTCGGTTGATACTAATTTTAGTGATACTAATAATATCCCTGATATTAAAAAACTTATACGAGTTGTTGATAGTTTAAACATAAAAGATATGACTCTAACTGTTAACTCTAATAACTACGAGTATAAAGGTAATAGTGTAAAGTTTAAATACCATCTATATGAAGATGGTCTTTTAGCTAAACCAACTATTAATATTGAAAAGATTAAAAGCTTTAAATATGATATTAGTTTTAGCCTAACAAAAGATATCTTACAATCTATTATTAAAGGTAGTACATTTGCTACTGAGACTAATAAGGTTTATTTGTTTACTGAAGATGGTTATTTAAAAGCTGAACTTACAGATAGAGCTCGACATAATACAGATGCATTATGCTTAGATCTTGGTAAAGTTGACTTTGAAATTAAGCCAATTCCATTAAATCTTGATAATATTAAACTACTATCAACAATTGATAATGTAATTAATGTTGGTATTAATACAGATTATGGTGTGTGTGTATTTGATATTCAAACTAGTAGCATTAAATTAAAGTATATCGTAACTTCCTTAACACAATGAATCCAGTAAAAAATAAAATCACTACATTATCATACTTTATTAAACGTTTAAAAGATTGTAAGTTTAATACATGGAAACTTGTATCTAATTACTCTCTAGCTGATCCAAGAAAGTGGACTATTATGGTCGATCCTGGAAATGTTTCTCTCTTCATAACTTGTTATGAAAATAAAGACTTTAAGGGTGAGATGATGTTTGAATTTAACGATGGTGGGAGGGCTTTTCCGAGAAATTACTCCATTAAAACATCATCAATGGAAGTGATTGTAACAGTATTACTTGAAAGAGGTGTACCGCAAGTTACTGAAGAAGAGCTCGCCGAAATTTACGCAGTTCAATAATGAGTAAGCAGCATATTCCTACTCCTGGTAATACATATGCTGTACATAATGGGGCATATGCAGGTGAAATGTTAATTTATACAGGTAAAGGTAAGTATAATTATAATTTTCTTGCAGTGCCCACTATGTTAAATCGTTCTGTACCGGTAAATTCCTTCGAATTAGCATGGAACACTGATATAATTAAGTATGTGGAGAAGGTTCCTGATCACGTTGTAGATATTACACGAGAACAATATAAGAAAAATGAAGAGCTTAATTATAGATTCAAACAATCTGATTCATCGAACTTTCTGGACAGCTAAGACTATTGTAGGTTTGGAAGACCCTGTAAAGTTAAGTAACTTTCATATTTACTTTACACTTAACGCAATTAAGAGTTATGTCAACACTTATAAACCTGATAAGATCATCGCCTGTTGGGATGAGAAACCTGATTATCAACGTAATGAACGGAAAGATTTTTTCTCAGATTATAAAGGTAATAGGTCTAGTGATACCACGCCGCATCAAAATAACGAAAAGATCAAAGAATTTCTTTATACCTTAGGTATACCATCAATCTTTCCAAGAAAACTGGAAGCTGATGATGTTATTGCGTATTTAACGGAATCCCTTGAAGGGTCTAAGGTGATTATATCTGTAGATAAGGATTTTCTACAATTAATCAATAAAAATGTAATTGTTTATGACCCGATTCGTAAGA